GAGACGACGAACGAATGAACAAGCCGCCCACCCATGCGCATCCAGCCCGAGAGATGGATTTTTGAGCCTGAAAACGGTTCCGGGTATTCATCAGCCGACGGCGGCGCACTGGCGGCAGCAGCGGCAGCAATGGCAATCTCAGGAGACGGAACACCGACCACGGCGGCGGCCTCATGCGCTTTTGCACGAAGCACCAAGGCAGCGCCACCGGGAGGCAAAGGGGCGGAAATTGGCTTATCTTGTGGCCAAAAGGCATACGCCAGGACGACAGCGGTAAGCGCATAGAAGCCCCATGAGAACCGCTTGAACTTCACCGAGAACGGTGAAACGTCAGTGGCGAGGGATTCGGCTACGGAATTGCCCTGAGTATGGCTTTTGTACAGGGAGAAAAACTCGGGCTTGTATTTGCGTTCCTCCGTGCTGATTACAGCGCCCCGGTATCCGGCGTGTACCTTGCGGATATACGACGTAGGCTTACCCAAAATATCAGCCTTGCGGACTCGAATCAGCATGGCAATATTGCCAGCGATGCTCTGCGACATCTCCCGGAAAGACTGCGTTATGAGCAGCACATCAGCATTAAAGTGACCGTGGAGCTTGAACCACTGTTCGACCTCTACCGAAGTGCCAATTTTTGGCAAGGAAACATGACATTCGTCAATGAGATAGAGGGGACCACGACCCTTCGCATCCTTGAACGTGGAATAAAAATCCCAGACCTGCCCGAACAGTGGTTTTTTTGTATTGTGAAGCGGCACACCGCGCTCGATACGATCAATTTCTGACTCAGTTTCACCAGCTTCAAACAGTTTGAAGGCCGGAACCCGGTCAGCATCCCATGTGCCAAGGACAGGAAGCGATTTTGTCCGAATCTCAATCAGATCCCGGTAACGGGTATCGAGCATGGCATACACATCAACATCGAGGGGCAAATTGGTGATGACCTTGCGACCCGTTTTCAAGGCTTCGAGAACGTGATAAACCGCTGCCTCGTATGACTTACCAGACCGGGGAATGCCTTCTAACCCGTTAATCATGAACCGAGCCTCACAAAGGGGATAAGCTGCAACGCCATACGGACGGCAATGGCCGATGCAACGATTTTTATAGCCGTGCCGACTCCGAGCAGAATCAAGATGTTCAGGAGTTCCGACGAGAGCGAGGACCAGCCGCCAGTAGCAGCGCCGGACAACGCCGAAACATCGATGGCACCGACAGCGGCCACCGCAACGGAAAGCACCTGATCAAACAGCCAAGAAAATGCATCCTTGACCATATCCCAGAGGGAGACGAAGACAGCGACAAAAAGCTGACCGAACCATGTGGCAATGCCGACAATTTTGGCAATAAGAGCAGAGAAGGCAGCGCCCATTTTTAACCCCCGAAGACAAGACGACGAGCCAAAAGGAGCGCAGAAATAATCACTATGACCTTGCCGAAATCCCAAATCCAGCACGGCGGCGCAACATCCCAAGAGCCAAATTCGGCAAACGAAGCCAGCGACAAATCAAGAGGCCAAGCGGGGCAAGTGCCCCCGGACTCGGGAAGCGGAGGCAGGATAACGCCGACAAGGGAGACAAGCGGCGTAGTCGTTAATTCAGCCTTGCGAGCAGTCCAGACACCCGTCAAACCGTTGGGGAACTTTGGCTTGTAAAGCTCAGGAACCTTGCCAAAAGGAGTGTCAGCAACGACGACTTTATCCGTTTCACTGGAGGGCGTGGGGGTCACCGTTGTCGTCGTGACTGATCGGATAGAGTTATCCACGTTCACAACAGTGACGGTAGTCTCATTGGTCGTGTTTGTGATCGTGTCACCCTGAAACGTGAACCGGCTCAAAGGTTGGAGAATGGTTTTTGACCCATCAGGGTTTTGCGTCTCCGTTTTTGGACCGAGAATCTCAGAAGGCCCGGTCACAACTGGCGCAGGAAACGGAATATCGCCACCCTTGTCCAATATTTCACCGACTACACGCGGGTCAAATGGGGTTTGTTTCATGTACGGTGAAATATCGCTCATCGAAGCTGGAATCCATGAGGCGACATCAACGGGCCGAGTTGATTTAGATATTCCCAAAGTAGGAGCCCAAGAGCCGGATGTATTACGAACAGAGCACGTTGTCTCAGTTGAGCCAGTCATAGAAATGGGCGCAACACCCCCCCAATTATTAGCATTGACATACGACACCATTTCTTGACACGCCTCTAATGACGAATTACGCTTGACCATGGGAGGCGAATACCAAATACTCGTATTGTTATATGCATAACATGGCGCAACCGTGCAAAGAGTTGGATCAGTCCGTTGAAGCGCAGCGGGGTTTGAAGGATCAACACGACCGCCAGCCGAGGTCAGCCACTCAAGCGCAAACGGCAAGGCAAATAGACCGATACCAACAGGGCCACCAGCAATCGCGGCAATAGCATCAACGAGCGTTGAAGCCGGAACGGTGTGAGTCGCCTTGAACGGGTAATTGACCCCTCCGTAACTACCAAGACCGTCAGCGAAAAATACCTTTCCATCACCACTCATCGACATAGTGGGGCCTTTTGCGGCTTGTGGTATCCCGTAATTACCAGCGGAGGCCCAACCACCGGAGGATGGAGCTATCGGAATGGCAGAGTCCCATGTACCAGAGCCCCACGCGCCAACTTTGGCACTGTTGCCATTTTGGGTAACACCGAAACGATTAAGGTCTGGTAGCTTGGATGCAAAGGCAGCGCCCATCATCCAGAAGGAGACGACGACAAAGAGCAGAAAACGAGCAATCATGATTTACTCACCCCTGCGATAAAAGCGGATGCACTGGCCGCACCGATAGCAGCAACGATGCCAAGGAATAGGACGGCCAGCGCAACGGTCATTTTTAGACCTTGTTCACAACACGCTTCGCCAGCGTCGGGCCTTTCATGGCCAACGCGATCCCAACGATCACCAAGCCAGCGGCGGCCAGCTTCACCAAGATGCCGGACAGGTCGACAGTGTCCAGCGCGTCGGTCAGAGGGTTGCCCACGGTTTGAGCGAAGGCAGGAGCAGCAAGCACCAACACGATAGCCGAAGCCATCAGATTGCGGATTTTGTTCATTTCAGAACCTTTCAAAGTTACGCCAGCAAAATTACCAGCCAGAAGGAGCGACCCGCGCCCCTTGAAGCTAGATTTGACGGACAAGACGCACAGCGGTACCGATACCAAAACCAACGGCCCACGACAGGTAAATCGCAGCAAAGCCCCACGCGAAGACCTTGACCACGGTTACAGAGTCAATCCCAATAAGGGCGAGTTCTTCGGCTGTCATTCGTCGCCGTTAAGTTCGCCACAATTGGGGCAATTCCAAAACCCTGTGGCCTCATCAACATCTGCCTCGACAGGTTCGCCGAACCAATCGCAATGAACGCAAGTAAAAAAATCATTGGCTTGTTCATCATCCATAGACCCCCCTTTAGGCAAAAGAAACAGAAGAATAGACACCATCGAACCAGCGCGGCGGTATCTCACGAATAGCTTTAATCTCAAGACCAAAAGCCGTTTTTTTGCAGACATAAGGGGTCTCAAGCACCTCCCCGGAGTCACGCATCACAAAGGATTTGCCGACCTTGCAAACGTCCCCGACCCCGGCAAACTGTTTGACCCATGCCGGCAGGTTGAACCACCGACGAACGGAAGCACCGAGCGCGGTAAGACCGCCGATGCCGTAGAGACGCAAGCCCGGAGGGAAAACGGTCAGTTCCCCAAGCTTTGACAAATATTTCATGAGGTAACCGACACCAGAGAAGGCTTTTTCCGTGTTTGTCATACCGTGAGGCCAGAAGGCAGCACGAAGACCGCCACGCTTGCGGGTTTCCTTGTCCCAGTGAGGCATAGAAACGCCTTCTGGGAGCCACGCAAGCAGGTGGTAATGGACAACCGCCTCCCCGGTGCGTTCGAGTCGCTTTGGTTGAATTTCAGCGACCCACGTGTAACGACAAATGACACCCTTGGAGGCGCACCAGTTGCGATACCCCTGCACTGCCTTAGAAATGTGCTTAGGACACCACGCATTAGCCCGTGCATAGGTGAGGGTCACAAACCAGCATTTAGACGGCACGCCGACTTCTGCGAAGCCGTGAAGATGACCAGATGCCCAAACCGACTTTTTGAGACGATTGACCCGACGCTCCGCAACGATCGAGGGTGAAAAAGAAACCGTAAGACTTGTTCCAAGACTTGTTTTATATGGGACAAGCCCACCGCCTTCGGCGGCGGTTCCTCCCCGCAAGCGGGGACCCTCCACCGCCTTCGGCGCAGCCACAGCAGCAGCACAAGCAGCGGCCAAGGAAGTGCGGATGTCCGCCCAGCCGTTCCGGGCGGCAGCGGCCACCGTGGAAGGTTGCAACATGGGAAACAGAGCAGCGCGGGAGGGGGAGGTCATCAT